ACACAGAAGAAGAAATCTATAAGGGTGATCCACTTAACCCGGATATGGAAACTGTCACCCCCGCCACGGTAGTGGCGAAGTTGACGGGGCCGCAGCGAGAACAGAGAGTCACCAACCTCGTTCAACAAGCTCACGACATCGTTGATTTGGCCTGGGAGAAGAACAAAGATGATCGAAAACTTCTTGCTTCTTTTGTCTTGTTTTCCGGCGGAAACGATTCCACAGTGCTGGCACACATGATGAAGGAGCGTGTCCAGCACGCCGTCCACTGCAACACCACCATTGGTATTGAAGAAACCCGACAGTTCGTTCGGGACACATGCCGGCAGTGGGGTTTGGACCTGATTGAGAAACTCCCGCCGACTTCGTATCGGGAGCTTGTGATCGAACGCGGATTCCCCGGAGCCGGGATGCACTACAAAATGTATCAGCGCCTCAAAGAACGCCAACTGGAACAGGTGCGTAGGGATTTTGTAAAAAAGCCCCGGCAAGAACGGATCATGTTCATTGCGGGTAGGCGTAGAAGCGAGTCGAAACGCCGCCAAAACATTCCTCTCCATGAACGTCGAGGGTCTGTGGTTTGGGCTAGCCCGCTAGCAATGTGGACGACTTTAGACATGACAACGTACCGGCTCATGCAAGGGGATGTTCCTGTAAATCGAGTGTCTGAGTTGATCCACATGTCGGGTGAGTGTTTGTGCGGTTCGTTCGCGAAAGAGAACGAACTAGAAGAGATTGAAATGTGGTTCCCGGATGTCGCTGCGGAGATTCGTGATTTGGAAAGGGAAGTTCGGGCTGCTGGTCACGAAGAGCCATTCTGCCGCTGGGGTCACCGGGCCGGTGGTGAACCGACGAAGAAAGTGGGGATGCTTTGCACTTCCTGCGAATTCAAACAAGACGGGCTTTTTGAGGAGGAAGAATGCAGTGCTTCTACTGCGACCGCAGGTTGACATGGGATAACGCACTGTTAGTCAGCGGTGGGAAAACAGCCTGCCAAGAATGCTATCTGGAATTTGAAGGGAGCCGGTCATTAATCTTGATTTGATACTCACAATTGCTCTTGGTATTTGGGTCATCAACCTTTCGCTGTTCGCTTGGTTGGAGTCCCGATGATCCCATCCATAGCGTTGATCGTCAGTCTTGTGATCCTGCTGTTCGTGTGGATGGACTGGTACACCGCACGGGAAACAGACAGGGAGATTCAAAAGTTCTTCGATGACCACGACAAGACGTAAGCCGGCGAACCGGTCCCAAGACCGGTCGCACAAACGTCGCACTTGCGTGGACTGCGCCGACGAAGGCGTAACCACCGCAAGGAAAGCACCCCACCCAGGACCGCGCTGCGCCACACACCACCGCGCCAAACGAGCCAACCGAAGATCACAAACACAAGAGCAACGGTGGACGCAGGTTTATGGCATCACCGGGGACGAGTACTGGGCTATCTACAGGTACCAGCTAGGCCGCTGCTTTATCTGTGAGCGGGCCACCGGGGCCCGGAAGAAGCTCTCAGTCGATCACTGCCATGCGACTGGGATTGTCAGGGGGTTGCTGTGCAGCACATGCAATTCGCGTGTCCTGGGGCATCTCAGGGACGATACGGACGCCTTCAGGCGTGCTATCGACTACCTGGAACGGCCACCGGCAACACGAGTCATCGGAAGAAGGGTAGTGCCCAATTTTGACAATGAACGGTAGACACCGTGGGAAGTTCAAGTGGAAGAAGTACTCCCGGTACAGCGGGAATCTCCGCGATTACTGGGTGGACCCCCGCCGCTGGCCTGAGCATTACAAGGTGACAGATGACTGACCCTCTGATTGTGCAAGTGATCCACCGGTACCACCCAGAGTGGGATGCGCCTGTGGACAACGGGTATGACTGGATCAGCACGTTATGCCCATTTCATCAAGAGTCCAATAGGTCCGCGTCAGTGTCGTATGACCGGAACGCTTTTCACTGTTTCGCCTGCCCGACGAAAGGTGACGCTATCGCTTTGATCCGACTGAACGAGGAGGTGACATTTGAAGAGGCTTTCAGAATCGCAGAGGAGTTGGCTCCGGGAAGCCACCGAAAAGTACCACGCAAATCTGCCAGGAAGTCCGGGCGAAGAGTATTTGCGGAGCAGGGGGTTAGCGTCCCCGAAAATCCGGGAGGCTCTGGACAAGTTCCGGTTGGGATACGTCAGCGACCCTCTGCCTGGGCATGAAATGTTCAAGGGGTTTCTGGCGATCCCGTACCTGCGGTGGTCCCAGGAGCACGGCTGGGCGGTGGTGAGTCTGCGGTTCAGGTGCGTCGAGGACCACGATCACAAAGGTCATGGCAAGTACATGACCACCGCTGGTGATCGGCCACGGCTGTACAACACTTTGGCGTTGCTGAAGGAGTCCCCTCGTATCGCGATCACCGAAGGTGAAATCGACGCGATCACAGCACAGTTGTGCGGCATACCTGCGGTGGGTGTGCCGGGTTCTCAGGCGTGGCAGCACCACTTCCGTGAACCGTTCCTGGGTTACCGGGAGGTGTTCGTCCTCGCTGACGGGGACGATGCCGGCATGGGGTTCGCGCACACCGTGGCGGCAACTCTGCCTAACGCCAAGATCGTCCCGTCCCCACCGGGAACGGATGTCAATGAGTTCGTAGTGAAGAACGGTGTTCAAGCACTGATGGAAAGGATCAAATGAACTTGACTGTGTACACCCAGCCTGGGTGCCTGCCGTGTAAGAGGGTCATCCAGAAGCTGGAAGAGGCCGGTATTCACCCGGATGTTGTGGATATCAGCGAAGACCTGCTTGCGAAGGAGTACGTCACGAAGTTTCTGCAAGCGAAGTCCACCCCTGTCATCGAAGCGCCGGGGTTCGATGCGGTCCTGGGTTACCAGCCTGACAAGTTGAAGGAGATCATCAATGCGTTTCGAGATTAATTTCGCTGTCGGGGTGAACTTCCCGCGCTGGGTGGAACGCATCCACGATTACGTGTGGACCGGTGATGACGACGATGAATGACCCGGTGTCCCCAGACCACTACCAGTTCCGCAACGGTGTCGAAGTCATCGACCTCACAGAGCAGTTGAACTTCAACCTGGGAAACGTGGTCAAGTACGCGTCCCGCGCCGGGAAGAAGACAACCGATCCCACAGAGGATTTGAGGAAAGCGCAATGGTATCTGAACCGCGAAATCTACCGATTGGCACATGATGAGTAAACGGATTGTGATCCTGCCTGACACACAAATCCCGTATCACGATCAGCGGGCTATGGCAGCGGTCATCAAGTTCGTCGGGGAATTCAAACCCGATGAGGTCATCCACATCGGTGACGTGATGGACTACCCGCAACCATCCCGGTGGAACAAAGGGACGGCCGGGGAGTTCGAAGGGTCTGTGTTCAAAGACTCTGAGCTAGCGAAGCAAAAACTGTTCGCACCTTTGCGTGCCGTCTACGACGGCCCTATCGGAGTGCATGAGGGTAACCATGACGAACGCCCACGAACCTACCTAGCCAAGTACGCCCCGGCGCTGGCTGAGTCTGGTGCGTTTGACATCGAAACCCTTTTGGATTTCGACGGGTTCGGTGTGAAGAAGCTGCCTGACTTCAACAAGGTGGCACCGGGGTGGTTGACCACCCACGGGCATAAGGGCGGTATCAGTTTGTCGAGGTTCGCCGGCCACACCGCGTTGGGTGCGGCGGTGAAGTTCACAAAGAGTGTGGTGATGGGTCACACGCACCGCATTGGTCTGCTGGCTCACTCGTCAGGGTATGGCGGGCGGGTCACTAGGACTGTTCACGGGTTTGAGGTCGGGAACCTGATGGACATGAAGCAGGCGCATTACCTGAAGGGTGCTGCGGGTAACTGGCAGCACGGGTTCGGCATTTTGACAGTGAACGGGCAGCACGTTTCCCCGGAACCTGTGTTCATCAACAACCGTCGATTCACTGTCGACGGCCACACTTGGGAGGTCTAAATGTTGACTGTGAACGAAACGTACGAGCAGCGGTGGGCTCGCAGGGATGCGAAGTTGCAGGAGCGGCTGGCTGACATCCCGTCGAGGTTCACTAACGAGGCGCTGTATGAGGAGCGCCCGGTGGGTTGGGCGGTGCAGAACGCGGAGCATGAGTTCTTCGGCACCAGCTTCGACCTGTTCCAGAAGCAGGTTCGTAAGGCGGCTCAGACCGTGGCGTGGCAGTGGCCTGGTGTGTTGGAGGTCGAGGACGCGGAGCAGGAACTGTGGCTTGAACTGATGGACAAGTCCACAATGACCAAGCTGCGGGACTCTTTCGATGACAAGAACCGGTTGAGTGCGCTTATCAAGATGGGCCACCGTATCGCTAACGAGGCTTTTAACGATTACCAGTTAGCCACCGGCAACCTTCGCTACTCCGTCAACGCGGTAAAGAAAATTCTGGAAGATGCCGCGAACCAAGAGAAGCATCCTGAAGTCAAGCTACTCACCCGGTCAGACCTGTTCAGCCTGACGCGTGGGATGGAGATTCTTCGCGGAAAGAACGCCGGCCACGCAGACGCTATCTCGTCCCGTTACCGGGAGGGTGAAGTACCGAAAGGCGCAGCGGCAGACCGGCTGCGTAAGGCGCTCGTTGCTCTCACAACGCACATGAACCGTTCGTACAAACAACAGTACGCGGAACGGTCAGACGGTCCAGGGACTCGCAAGGCGATCAGCAACGTGGCAGCGCAGGTGATTTCGGCGAAGCAGTACGCCGGGGATTACTCAGACGGGCGACGGTGATGAACATTCTTGACGCTCTGTTTAACGGCATGGGCGGCTCCGAAATGTACCGGGCGCAAGTGTTCCCGGAACTATTCCCGCACCAACCACCAATGCTCATCCATAACTGGTCTGTGACCGACCGCGAAATGTACTGCGGCATCTACCCGAAAGGAACTGCATGACAGACGTTAACTGGGGACCGACAGGTCAACTGGTCTACGAACGAACCTACAGCCGGGTCAAACCGGACGGCACCAAAGAAACGTGGCCCGAAACCGTCGAGCGGGTGGTGGACGGCAACCTCGCCCTGGTCGATGAACGCCACCAACTGCCCGGTGAGCGAGAGAAGCTCATCGAAATGATGAGCAACTTCCAGGTGCTGCCCGCCGGCCGGCACCTGTGGGCCTCAGGGGTCACCAACGCCCAGCACCTTTTTAACTGCTGGGTGGCGGGGTGGACCGAAAAGCCCTCTGACCACTTCGAATTCACGTTTATGAGGCTCATGGAAGGTGGCGGGGTAGGGGCGAACTACTCTAACAAATACCTGGCCCAGTACCCGGCGGTGAAGAACCCACTCAAAGTCGAAATCGTCTGCGACTCAGAGCACCCGGACTACCAGGAGCTAGCCAAGGCCGGGTTGTTGTCCATCGACTACAACTCTGATTGGGCGGGTGCTTTCCAGATCGAAGACTCCCGTGAGGGCTGGGCTGCGGCCCTGGTCGATCTGATCGACACCCATTACCGGGACGGTGTCGAGCACGATCACCGGGTGTATGACGTGACCAGGGTGCGGCCTGCCGGGGCGAAGCTGAAAACCTTTGGTGGTCGGGCATCGGGGCCGATGCCGTTGGCGAAGATGCTGCAAGAAGTGTCAACCGTTTTGACGGGCAAGGTCGGTTCCATGCTGACTGGGATCGACGGCATGGAGATTGACCACGCTATCGCC